AACTGTCTGATAACTTTCTCAATACAAGTATTCTTAGCTGGTATGTTGCTAATGAAAGTGGAGCGTGGGCTGTAATATGGTCATTAGCGGCAATTTTATCAGGAATCTTCTCTGGTAGCACAATAACAGAGGACAAGATTGACAGGAAGATTTCAGATATGCGGTCAAAATACAACAAGGAAATTGAAGAAGCAGAAAGGGTACGTTGGCAGATAGAAGTAAAATACAAAGAAGCTTTGTGGTGTGTACAATCACTTAAAGCATCACTGGGCGAGCACCCTGCTGGTTTTCAGTCATTACACGAAAGTATTGCTGAACTGGATAAGTTGGTTGATGAGGGTTTGTCCAATTATTTACGGAGTAAAAGACGACCCGCTTTATCAGCAGCTGATACTGTAAAACGAGAAACTAAAATGCGCCGCGCCGCTGAGGTTGAGGCTAAAACCGCCCGATCAATCATTGAGTATTATGAGCAGCTATTTCCAGAGCTTGCTGATATACGGCAAAGTGAGCTTGAAGGCGGTGAAGAGGAGGTGCACGACGTAAAGTATACCGAGCGAGAACGTCAAGACCCTGTAACGCGGTTACTGGCAAAGTCTGAGTACGATAAACTAAGTCCACAACAACGAAATCAGCTAGCGCTAGATAGGTACTGGAAACGCCGCCACTCAAGCAAACATGTTGGTAAGATGTATGAGCGATATATTGGCTACATATACGAATGCCAGGGTTATGCGGTGAGCTATTACGGTATAGATAAGGAGCTTGATGACTTAGGTAGAGACTTGGTATGTGTCAAGGGCAAAAAGGCTGTGGTTATTCAGTGTAAAAACTGGTCAAAATATAAGACTGTACGGGAGAACCGTGTGTTTCAACATTTTGGTACAGTATTTGAATACAAGCAGCAACATCCTAATATGAATGTGACGGCGGCTTTTTATACGACAACTGTAATATCTGATGTTGCTAAAGAGTTTGCAAAAACACTAGGTATGGAGATCTTTGATAACTACAAGTTCGACAAGTCCTACCCGTGCATTAAGTGTAATATAGGGCGGGACGGTTCAAAGATATATCATCTACCATTTGATCAGCAGTATGACAAAGTGAATATTGAGCCAGAAAAAGGCGAACTCTTTGCAAGGACTATCAAGGAAGCTGAGGATGCTGGGTTTAGACGAGCATACAGGTGGCGAGGACATAGGTCTTGACTTTTTACCTCTGTTGTGCTAGGGTGAGGGTATGAAAAAAGCTATAGTCATCACAGCCATTGTAGCGCTTACGATAGGCGTGGGTGGTGGCATATGGCTAAAGACCCGTCTGGACGCTCAGACAGTGGCTGGAATGGCTCAGGAACAGAAACAGGAGCAACCGAAGAGTAAGTATGATGTTGGTCCGCCAGATGCACAGGAAATCCTGGAGCTGGTAAATAAGGAACGGGCAAGAATTGGCGTAGCACCACTAGAAGTTGACCCAAGGATAAACGCCAGTGCACAGGAAAAAGCTGATGATATGATCAGCCGTAACTATCGCGATCATGTATCACCCGAGGGAATACATGGGTATGAGTTGGTATTTAAACATACAGGCGGGGAGTGCAGACATGCTAGTGAGAACCTAACCTGGCGAACAGATAACAACTCAGATACATCCCGAGACGCTTTTAACAGCTGGATGAACTCAGAACCTCATAGGAAGGCTCTACAAGATTCGAAATACACCAAAACGGGCGTAGGAATAAACAAGGATATTGTCGTCCAGCACTTCTGCCAGCCCTAAATAATATATTCCACCAAGTCTCTCTCCTTATATAACAATAAGGAGAATTTTTATGGCACTCTTTGGAGATTGGTCGAGGGGAGATATCTTTGCTGATAATGGTTGGCTTGGCGGCGTCAGGGACAATCGTGGTGTGCACGCAGATGTACGTAACGGTGTTACCTATGGTACGTTCTGGAAAGGTCGAGACGGCAATGTCTACGTCGCTGGTAAAAATGGCGTTCATAACGCTGGTAAGTGGGACAACAACACAATTAACTACTGGACAAATCAGGCGTATCGATATGAGTCTGATCCTAACCGTGGCGGTGGCAGAACATCCAACAATGACGCAGGAGACGCTTCTGGCGGCTATTACGGCGGTGGTGGCGGTGGTGGTTACTACAACCCCTACGCTGCTCAGGAAGCCCGCAACAAAGCAGACGCTATTGCTAAATACGATGACGAGATTAATCAAGCTAACTCTGCTATCAACCGTCTAGGCGGTCAGGAAGCCGTCGGTATTGCTAATGCTGGAAAAGCTAAAGACCGCGCATGGCAAGAAAACGAAAACAGCTTTAATGAGTCAACTGGTCGTTACAACATGAACACCAAAGACTCTATCGACAACATCAAAAAGACCCGAGACCAAATTGAAAGCGACGCCGCAAGTAAGGTCCGCTCGGCTAAAGGCATTCTATCTGCTGGTGGAGCAGGAGATAGTTCGTTTGCTAAAATCCTCGCACCGTACGAGATTGCTAAAGCTGCCTCAAAACAGCAGGGCGAGGCTCAGGACGCATACGCCAAGAACCGTCGAGATATGGACATCAACTACTTCGCAGTTAAAAACGCCTACAAAAAGAACCAGGGGGATATTGAAGGCGAATATAACAACCGCGTGAACAGCGTGAAGCAAAAGATTGCTCAATCCCGTGCTGAACTGTTAGACCGCATCAGAAGCGCTAACGTGGGCAAACAGACGGCAAATGGCTCAAGTATGGCGGCTGCTATTGCAAGCCAGCAGGGTACACGTGACCAAATCAACCGTTTGGGTACAGAGATTGACGAATTAGGACGCGATCGCAGTATTCCTATCCAAAAAGTCGAATGGAAAGCACCAGATCTTGCTACATACGACCCTAAGGACGTAACCGTCAAGGACAACTCAGAGGTTGGTGGTGTGAATGATGAGATCTCACCAAACTTGCGTCCAATCTTAAGCGACGAAGAAAAGAAAAAGAAGCAACAGTTAATGTAGGGAGCAATAGGAGATGGATTTTTTTCAAAGAATAGGTAACTTTTTCCAAGGAAAGGGTTGGGTTAGTGATGAGGAAAAACGCCGCAAGGAACAAGAGCAACAATCTCAGCCAGTTCAGCCAAAGGTTACGTTCAATAATCAGAACAATCAGGTGCTCAATAACATCAATAGAGTTCCTGATTGGGCAAAAAGTCCATCTCCTATTCCAGAACTGAACAAACAAGAGCCACCTAAAGTAGATACAGTGCCTAAAGTAGACACGGTACCAAAGGCGAATGAGTTTAAAATAGATAATCAAATCAAACAAGAAACCAAGCCGATCATCCCGCAAAAAACAGTCGATGACGCTCCTAAGATGCTAACTCCCCAGGGGCAACAGGACTGGGTCAATAAAGAAAACAAACAAATTCAGATTCAAAATGAGACTAATAAACCAATTCAATTGCCAAAGAAACCGACATTTCTTGACTACGCTAATCCACTTGGCGAGCATGGTATTTTTGGTGCAAAACAGCAGCAAAACTTTAAGAAAACAATTGAAAAACCTATCGCAGACAATGTAGAAAAATTTAATAAGTGGATCGACTCCTCTGACAAGCAGGAGGGTTTTCAGTGGAGCGATCCAGGAGATTATGTACGATTTGCTGCAAAGATACCTGGGGGTATGGTTCAAGGGCTGGCAGAAGCGCCCAATAAAATAGCTAATACGATTACAGGTATAGAAGCAGACGAGAACGGCAAAGTTAAACAGTTAAACGGATGGCAGCGACTAGGAAAAGGTCTAGACGCCGGTATATCAGTTGGTGGACTAGGATTCGGTGGTTCAGGCACATTGATACGCTCTGCGGTTGGACAAGGAGGCAAACAGCTGGCGGGACAAGCAGCTAAGCAAACTATAGCTAAAAAAGCGCTAGGACTTGGCGGAAATGTGCTAAAGGATGCCGCCAAAGAAGGCGCAGAAGAGGTCGCTCAGACCTTTGCACAGGATTTAGCTGATGACGGTAAAGTAAACACCAAACTAGGAGATTACGCACAGGCTGGGGCGCTTGGTGCGCTTGGAGGCGGCATGATGAGTGGTGCTGGTCATGCTGTAAATGGTGTTAAGGGAGTAGTGAGGAATAAGATCAATCCTTATGGAGAGAACGGTGTCGGAATTAACCGGCTATCTCCAAACCAAATGAAATACAATGCCGCTGAAGTTGTAGGTGGTATAGCTGGAGATACAAGAAAGCGGCTCAGTCAGGCAGCTTTTGGTGATCTACAGAAGGCACGAACTGGCAATCCATACCGAACAAGTGATGGGATGGATGTGGAACTGAGTCGTCAGGGCAATAGAAAGTTCACTAACCCACAAGCGCGAGCCACCAATGAAAACTTTACCGTCAAGCAACGGCTAGCGCCGTATATTGATCAGGTGATTGAAAAATCTCGCCTCATCGATAGTGCACAAGATCGAAGTGGACATGGTGTTGCGGATGGCGGCTTTGAATACAGAGAGCTGCCTGTCAAATATAGAGGCAATAACTATACTGCTACGCTTGACATAGCCAAGAGTAATGAGCACGGACGCAACACCCTCTATGAGGGCAACATAAGAAAAGCCTCTGTGTTGCCAGGGGAACTTATCGAACCTGGTTATAACACAGAGGCTTCTAGCCGTAATGTAGCACGAGAGGCTGAAAATGTCAATGACGAGAATAACTACGCTACAACAAGAAAATCCCCCATGGAGCCAGCAGGGACAAACCCGTCAACTGAGTTACACCATCTAGGGGATTCTCATGTGGATAGTGTAACACGAGAAGCCCAAAACGTCAATGACGATCCCCGCTACAAGCTAAAGCAATCCCCAAGCCCATCCGAACCATTTAGCATTAAGCAGTCCAATAATTATAAATGGCTAACAAAGCCGAATGGCAAATATTTTAGGATATCATCTAAATTATCAGATGAATTGTATGAGTTTAGAGAGGCTAGCTACGACGGGAATATGACAAGAAAGCGACCGAGCAAAGAATTGCAAAAATTCTTTAATAAAAATGGACTAGAATTTGACTACGATGGAGATGGCTGGTGGACTGGTAAGTTCGTTAATTTTAATAGAAAGAATGTATCACTAAGAAATCCTTCTGAAATTAAAAAAATCCAAGCAGAGCCTGATACGCTGCCTGAACCTCAAGTCAACAGTAAGCCTGATAACCAAACTAATATTGACAGTATCGAAGCTGCCGACATAGACCCATTCGAATACACTAAAGAAATGACCAAACAGCAGGAATTAGCCCGTAAAGGTGAACAACCTACCCTCAAGGAGCGTTGGCAAGACTTCAAAGCAGATATGCGTGAGAAATTCGTGGACAGGTTTGCGCCTATTGAGGATAGAATTACTAATGAAGCAGATCAGCTAGAGATGAGAGCTGCCCTAGATAGAACACTGAGAGCAGACAGTTTGTCTGAAGCATTTATTCGAGACAATGGGTTTGATCAGCTGATCAATAGTTTCAGAAACAAAAAAGAAATGCAGATGTTTGACCAGGCATTGATCGCTAAACACGCTCTAGAGCTAGAGAAAAACGGTGTACAAACTGGACGAGACCTCGCAAAAGACAAAGCACTCATTCGAGAGGCGGATAAGCGTTTTGGAAATGAGTTTGCTCAGGTGAGAGAATATTCAGATAAGGTCTTACAACAGACAGTAGACTATGGGCTTATCAGCCAAGACACAGCCAACTACTTAAGGAAGAAGTACCCTGAATATGTGCCGTTTGACCGTATCTTTTCTGATAGTGAATTAGACGCTCGTACAGGACGAGGAAGAGGAGGCGAGGCGAGTCTCAGTAAACAGGATATTGTCCAGCGAATAAATGGCTCACAGAGGGCTATAGACAGTCCGCTCAATGCGTTAATCATGAAGACTCAGGACATGATCCAACAGGGTGAGCGCAACAAAACAGCCGAACTTTTAGCGAGTTATGCAAAAGATCCAAAAAACCCATTCCTGCTAAAAGAATTGAAGGATGGAGAGAAGGCGAATGGACGACCAACGATCAGCTACCTAGACAAAGGTACAAAACG